ATCTTATAGAATTAACAAGACCATCACAAATTGGTTCTATTTCTGTATTTAGAAAGGCGGGACCAATGAAAAATAAACAAAAATGACAGCAGCAAAAATGGCAGAAGAAGCCAAAAATTGGTTTTCTGATGAAGATTATTATTATAATTTTACTCCTGTGGAATTTGATAAATTTTGTCAGCAATTAATAAAAGAGCAAATAGATGAACTTGAGTTGAAACTCTATGCACAGAAACTTCATTGTAAACTTTTTCATAGACAGAAAATCTCAATCTGGTTTATGAATATGTATTATAAATTAAGATGGTGGATAAAGCCAATAAAGATAAAATAAACAGACAAATGAAAGAGTTAATTAATAAATATAAAGAACGTATTGTTAAATTACAACAACAACAGAAAATATATGAAAAAACAGGAAGGGCTGGGGCTTGTATAACAAATCAGGGGGAAATTCAGGCATATAATGCAGTAATAAAAGATTTAACTAAATTATTAAAATGAAAGAAATAGAAATTAAGTCAATAAAAGAATTGAAACGTGGGGATATTGTTAGGAGTAAGAATCGTTATAATGGTGAATCGTATATAATTGAAGGAATATACGAAAATTATGTTATTGGTGTGAGAACAAAGCATATATCTAATCCTAATGAATGGATTAAAATTGTAGCGATTTAAAACAATCAAAATGAAACAAACAGTAGAATACGAACATCCGACAAATGAAATTTATTGTTGGTATTGCAAAAGGATAGTAAGTTGTTATGAACAACAAATTGCAGATCAACATGAAAGACATTGCCCGATATGCTATATGCTTTTAGATTTTATGATAGATGCCTCAGTAAGTATAGATCAAATACCAGACTTGGAATAAAACAAACAGAAATAATGGAAATACCGGAAAGATTAAAAAAATCAGTACCATTTCAAGAAAAATACCTTCATCGGGGTGGTTGTATAACATTTGAAGCACATCTAAGAGCTTATGCTATTTATTCAGCAATATATGGAACTCATCAAACAGCAGAAAGACTTGCTGAAAGAGGGGGGTTTGATGAAAATGAACTTGACTTATTTTATCCTGAATGGAGAAATCACATTATAAAATAATGAAGCAAACAAAAACAATAGAAGAAAATAAAATCTATTGCTGGGAATGTAATAAAATTGTAGATTTTTATGAAAAACGATTTATAAATCGACATGAAAAATATTGTTCAATATGTCATCTTCTTTTAGATACTATAAATTATATTAAACTAAGTATTTATGATTCAAAAAAATTAGGTAAAAATAAATGTTGGTATTGTAAGTGTGAATTAAATCAAATTAATAAAACATCAGATCACTTTTTCCCACGATACATGGGGGGTAGATTGAAAGTAGTTTGTTGTAAAAATTGCAACCAAGAGAAAAAAGATTTAACCCCAAACGGATTTATTGAACATTTAAAAAAATTAAAGAATAAATATCCCGATTATCAACCTTGGCAAAAACGATTTGACAGGATGATAAATGCAACTCAAACATTATGGGAACGTGTAAAATGGTCAATTTAATGAAACAAACAGGAACAGATTTATTCAATCAAACTGATAACGGAGCAGCCTTTTCAGATTGTAGGAAATATCGGTACGCTCTTTGGAGAATTTGGGATAAAAGCAAACCACTGAGATAGAAAATAATAAAGCATTAATCACTAAAATATTATGAATAAATGTAATTGCCATTTTTGTAAAAATTATGATAAATATAGATGGGCAACAATAATGGAATGTAAATGTGGTTGTCATGATGATGATGATGATGATATAGGTGGACATGATAGTTTATGTTGTGAATTTCCTAATGGTAAAAAAAGGAATAATCCATATAAAAATCTTAGAAGTGCAAAATATTATAATTCTATAATCAATAAAATACTATAATTATGAATAAACTTGCTGAAAAAATATTTATTGAATTAATCAAAATTGCGGAAACAGATATTAAATTCATGAAATCCATAAGGGATTGTGCAGAAAAAGACAAAGTGAGCTTTAATTATTATGTTGCTTCTTTGGCTTGGGCTTATGTGATTGAATTTCAGAAAGTAAAAGAAGAACTTGAAGCTGAGAAAAATTAATACGAATCACTAAAATACTATAATCATGGAAAATGGAAACGAAATCTTAAAAATCATGCTTATCTGTCTGGCTGGGGCAGGCGTGGCATTCGTTTATCTCTTGTGCAAATTGATTAATATAGGAGAGAATGAGAGAAAAGCAAAAATGAAAACTGGTAAAAAAAATGAGGATAAACGATTATTAATAACTTAAAAATCAATTAAAATGAAAAATTACAAAGTAGAAATTAAGGGTGTTACTCCATATATGCAACACCGTATGGATGATAAAAAACTTGAAGACTGGGAAACCGAAAGAGGTAAAATAATTGAAAGGGATGGTATTTCCAAAGAAGATTTAGTAAGAGCTGAATTTCATTCTTATAGGAATGAAAATGGGGAATTCTTTTTACCTGCTGAACATATCAGGGGTGCTTTAATAAATGCTGGCGCATTCGTAAAGGCTAAGGTTGGTAATTCAAGAAAATCAATGAAAAATATTGTAGCTGCTATGTTTTTTATAAAACCGTCAGAAATTAAAATGCCTGATTTTGATGAAATTGACAAGAGAAGTGCAGTTAACAGAAATATAAAAGCCAGGATAATTGTAATTAGGCCAAAATGGAATAATTGGAGAGCAAGATTCAATTTAATAGTTGATAACGATACAATTACAGACGAAACAATAAGAGGTATTTTGGAATATGCTGGCAAATATGTTGGTATTGGAAGTTTCCGGCCAACAAATAACGGAATGTTTGGAAGATTTCAGATTGAAGAATTTAAGACTGTTAAATAAAGTCGCGTTCCGTATAGTGGGGTGGAGTTAAGTATGGTGGTGTTTTGTTTAGTATTGTTTTATAAAATAACACTTATTAGTGCTATACTTAATAGTGCTAAAATGAAAATTAAATGAATTCTACGAAAACTCGCTAAATAAATCACTAAAAAAAGAAGCAGAGAATTATGATCGTAAGCATAAATCTTTCCGTTAAATGATGAACGAAAACCTGGTTAGTCATCAGCCGTTATCAGAAAAGACGTTTTCTGAGGTGTGGAACGGGCTGTTTCTTTTTTAATTAAAATCTGAGATACTGGAATATCCATAGAGGCTCTGGTGAGCCAACTGAGGGGGTCTAATTCTGATTGCGGGAGACGAAGCCCTACCTACGAGAAAGCCCTGCCTTTAATTAGGCGGGGTTTTTTTATTTTAAAAATTATATTATCTTTGCTATTCTTATCTTTACTTAATCTAAATTAAGATAAATAGTCCAATAAAATATTGTAAAATAATGTGACATGTCATTTCAAAAAGGACATAAAAGTGTAGGGGGCCGGCCAGCAGGATCATTGAATAAGAGAACATTAGAAAGACAACAGAAGATTGAAGAAGTAATTAAATTACTTGAAACAACTCTAAGCACTGATTTAAAAAAATTATCAGCATCTCAACGTACTTCCTTATGGGAAGATCTATTGGAATATATTGTACCCAAACAACAACGAGCAAATCTGGAAGGTGATCAGGATATTAATATTAATGTGAATGATGTTCGTGAAAAACTCTTGAAAAAATTAACTGAAAAAGAATAAAATGGAATTAAAAGAGTTAACAAAAATAAAGTCTTCAGAAAAAGTTAAAAATGCACTTGATTCCTTAACTGATAAGGAAATTATTTTTTTACCATACGATTGGCAGGGTATCTGGGCAAGGGATAAACAACTATTACCGGCAGGAAATTGGTTTGTATGGTTATTAATGGCAGGCAGAGGTTTTGGCAAAACCAGAACGGGATCGGAAACAATAAGAATTTGGAAGGATCAGGTCCCGATAATTCACTTGGTAGGCGAGACAGCAGCGGATGCACGAGATGTAATGATTGAAGGAGAAAGCGGGATCCTTTCAGTAAGTCCTAATCATGACAGACCATTGTATGAACCTTCAAAAAGGCGAATTACCTGGAAAAATGGGGCGATAGCAAATGTTTTTTCTGCGGAGGATCCGGAACAGCTTAGGGGACCTCATTGTTATAAGGCTTGGGCTGATGAATTAGCAAAATGGCGGTATCCGGATGCCTGGGATCAACTTGTTTTAGGTGCACAGCTTGGCGAAAATCCTCAAATCATAGTAACAACCACCCCCCGACCCACCGATCTTGTAAAAAATCTTATAGAAGAAAAGGATACACATCTGACAGTTGGCACAACATATGAAAATAAGTCAAATTTATCCAAGAAATTTCTGGAAAAAATCATTAAAAGATATGAAGGTACAAGGCTTGGGGATCAGGAATTATTAGCCAAAATTCTGGAAGATATCGAAGGAGCTCTTTGGAATATGGCATTGATTGAAAAAAATCGGGTATCCAAAGCCCCTGTAATGAAAAGAATCGTAGTTGCCATTGATCCGGCAACAACCGCAAAAAAAACATCTAATGAAACCGGGATAATTGTTTGTGGATTAGGAGTTGACAATTTAGGATATGTACTTGAGGATCTTTCAGGAATATATACACCGAATGGCTGGGCAAAAAAAGCGGTTAATGCTTATTATGATTGGAAAGCTGATCGGATAATCGGAGAAGTGAATAATGGTGGTGATCTAATTGAAAATACTCTCCGGGGATTAGATGATAGTATTCCTTATAAATCCGTTTGGGCAACAAGGGGAAAAATAATCAGGGCTGAACCAGTTTTCGCAATGTATGAAAGAGATGAAATTAAACATGTAGGAATATTTGAAGGCTTAGAAACTCAAATGACAACTTGGAATGCTAAAGAAGGCGCCAAATCCCCGGATCGGGTAGATGGTCTTGTCTGGGGATTTACGGAATTAAAAGTTGAAGAAGTGATTGATACAAATGTATGGATATAACAAAAACATAAGAATCAGAACTATTAAAAAGTTCTTTGACCCTGAGCCGGATACTCAGGAATAACTCCTAAACGAAAGGAGCTAAATGGATTTGGAACGCATCATGTGGACTATGATAGCCCTATTGGTTTAACATACATGACCAATCCATTAAAAGGGAAATAAGCAATAGGGGATGTAACGTTCATCATATTTCCTTTGTATTTGAATTTAAAAAAGTTAATTATGAAAAGACTAAGATTGTTGAGATTTTTAAAGGACAAAATAGCTAAAACGCCGGATGGCGAATTACCTCCTAAATGGCTTCGTTTATTGCATAATTTATTTTTTCCATTAAAAACTTTATATGCCAAAAAATCAGAAAAGGATATATTACATCTATAAAAATAATTTAACAAAATGTTTGGACGTAAACAAAAAATATTAATTGCACAGCAAAAAGCCAGGATTGCTGAAATTGAATTTGAAGTTACCAGGCAAAATGAGCTGTATCGGGCATTATATGAAATGCTTGGTGAAGGATTGGCTTTAGGCAAAGATTCTAAGTTGAAAAAATATGTATCAGAGGGATATGAAGGTAATCCTGATTTATTTTCAATTATCATAAAACTTGCCGGCATGTTTGCTAATATACCGTTGAGGCTTTTTGAAAAGAAGGGAGACAAAGAAGTTGAAGCCAAAAATGAGGAGATTACAAAGCTGTTTAATAAAACTAATTATTATCAGAATTTTAATGAATTTCGGAGGCTTTGGATTATATTGTATTATGTAACCGGAAATAGTATTGTTTATGCACCGAAATATGAGAATGGAGTAAATAAAGGAAAAATAACATTAGACGGGTTAATTCCGATGCCAACACAGAATATTACAATTTATTCTAAAGGCTGGAGGCAGCCGATAGGTTATTATACTTTGGATATTGATGAAAATTACAGAATAAAGCCTGAAGATATCTGGCATGAGAGATTTGCACCGACGTTGGGTTATGAAGAAGGAAAAAACTTCATAGGGATGTCGCCTATAAAGGTTGCTTATAATATAATTAACTTTCAAAATAAGGGTTATGAAATTACTGCGAAATTATACCAAGCCGGGCATCCACCGGGGATAGTTTCAAAAGAAAGCCAACAGGGCGGAGAAACAACAGCAGAACAAGAATCTAAATTCAGGGAAAAATGGAAAGAAAAATATACCTGGAAAGAAGATATGAATAATCTTGGAGTTCCGATCTTCACACTTGGGAAATTAGCTTATACAAAAATTGGTTTTGATAATTTAAAGGAGCTTGAAATAATTAAAATGTCTGAGCATGGTTTACGGAAATTCTGTAATCTTCTCCAGTGTCCTGCTGAATTATTCAATGATACGGTGGCAAAAACATATAATAATCAACTTGCAGCGGAAAAAGCAATATATATAAACAGATTGATGCCGGATGTTAGTTCTTTTTGTGCAGGATTCCGGGAACTTTTACAGCCATATGGTGATTATTTTTTAAAGCCTGATTATTCCGAGATTGAGGCGTTACAGGAAGATAAAGCCAAAAAAATGGAATGGTTATCAAAAGGATTCGACAAAGGAGCTTATAGTCCAAACGACATTCGGGAAAAATTAGGTGATGAACCTATTGACGAACCGACTATGAATGCAAGATATTTGCCGGCGACTATGATGCCGATTGGGGAGGGCGAAATTGATGAGGAAGCAAAGATAGCAGAAAGTGATGAATTTTATCAGGAAATTGGAATGAATGAAAAAATGTGATTAAAATGACAGTATTTGAATTCCGATACAATTGGTGTATCTATGAAAGTGGCATGATAACTGTCAGTTTACATAAAACAAATAAGGGAGCTATTGAGGCAATGGAAAAACATAAAGCACAAAAGAAAAAAGAATGGGAGAAAATGTATTCTAATGAACCGGATTGGGTAAGAAAAGATTTTCCATTTGGTATACATGAATATTGGGATGTTATTGAAACAGAAGTTCTTGAATAAACTAATATAAAATATCATGAGTAAAAAAACCGGATTACCTGAGATGACAAATGGGAAAGTAACATTTACCCCTTTGGAGAAAAATTACACTGAAAAAGAAGTAATAAAATTCCTCAAAACACAAATAGAAGAATGTGCGAAATCTATTGACACTGACAATATGAGTGTTTATACAGCCCGCAGGAAAATCTATGCAACAAAAGTTGTAAATCTTAAATAAAATGAATATTGAAAAAGATATTGAAAAATTGATTGCACTTGTAAAAAAAAGGCATCGGTTAAAAGATCAAATAGAGGATTGGGAATATTTGATTCATCATATTGAGGTAATAAATGGAATAGAAGAACTACATCATTGTTTTTTATTAGATCATTTAGGAAATAAGTATAAAATTGATCATACGATAAATAGAGAGGGGAAATTACAACATTATATTGTAGGATTAGTAGAGGATCAGGATGTATTTTGGAGTGATCAGGAAGCAATTGAAGCAGGCTATACAATTCCTTGTCCTGCACGACAATTAGAATAAAATGAGAACACTGGCGAAAATAGGATCGTTTCATTTCCCGACAGGGAGAGAATCAGAATTCTCTAAAGAGGATTTTTTACAGATTCTTAATTCTGCTATTGAGAATATAGTAAATAGTTGTACGCATCCTGGAATTTTATTATCAGGTGGGGTAGATAGTTCATTATTAGCAATAATTGCTACAAAATATTGTCTTAATATTCCTTGTTTTGTTGTAGGGGACAATATTATGAATCCGGATGTGCAGGCTGCAATGCAATTGGCAGAGGAAAAAAAGCTGAATTTATATATTCATCTTCTCAATCCGGTAGAAATATCACGTATTCAAAAGGAAACAAAAGCAATTTATTCTAATATTTATGAAGGAGATGATTGTGTATTTGCTGCCTTGAAATTCGCAGCCAAATTTGTTAGTGATATAATTGCCACAGATGGGATTGATGAATTGATGGGTGGATATTGGGGACATCGGGATAGAAAAAGATTTCCTGATATAAAAGATGCTTTTAAATATTTTTGGGATGAACTTGAAGAAAAACATTTATGCCCGATGAATAGATCAGCCGAATGTCATGGCTTGAATCTTAATTTTGTGTATTTATTGCCCCAGATCGTTGAACAGCTTTCAAGAATCCCATTAAAAGATCGAATCAGAGGAAATGTTAGTAAAGCCGTTTGGAAGGAGATTGCTCTGATGGCAGGAGTGCCTTTATGGATTACAGAAAGGGAAAAACAAGGATTTGTTGATGCGTTTAAAGAATAAATGATATGTCATATTTAGAGAAAGTAATTTCAGGAATAAATAAAAGGAAATCTAAAGAAGAAATCTTAAAGCCATTTCCGAATGAACATTCTGCCCGGGTCCGGGATCCGGGAGATTTTGTGCAAAGATCATTCAGGCGTAAAAATATTGCAAACGGAATTGATATTATAACCGGCTGGTTAACCGGACAAACCACAATGACTACACAATGTTATAGATTCAAGGCAGATATATATACAGTAAGTGAAGCGAAAAAATGGTTAAAGGATCATAAAATTAATTATATTTTATTCGAACCTGCAAAAAAATCATTAACACAAACGTTCTTTGAGAATTTAAAAATCTGATTATCAATAAATTAACTATTTTGTATAATTACTTCTAAGGGACTTTGGTTAAAAAGTGATATATTACTATTAAGAAAAAATTTAAGTTGTTTAAAAGGGCTTATTTAAAGAGGCTAAAATATTGAATATCAATAACTTAACTGTTTTTTATCCTTTTCGGTTCTTTTAAGAACTCTTTGAGTAGTTAAAGTATTGTTAATCAGCTATTTAATTATTATTGTTAGATGTATATATAAATACACGTTAAATTATGAGTAATTATCGAACAAGAATATGGCGAAATATTGAAAGACGAAAAGGTGTTTATAGAAAAAAGTCAAGGCCGATTTTTATGAAGGCGCTTGAAAAACAAATTGCTCCTTTGTATGAATTAATCGGAATGACATTTGATATTAATAATGTTATTGTACCGGAACTGGATAACGAGCCGATATTTGATGCTTATAAAAGACTGTATATGTCAGCAGCTTTGGATTTTGCGAAATTTGATCGTAGACAGGTAAAAAGTATGGCGGGGATCACATTATTGAAGGATGAAGATCAGATTATGACAGAAATCATGATGGAGCAGGTTACACATTTTCTGTCTACAAATATGGGATCAACAATCACAGCAATCGGCGATACTTCAAAAGTATTACTTGAAAAATTAATAAAAGAGCTGATCCCTGAAGTTATAGAGCAAGGTTATGGAGCAGGAGCTGCTCAAACAATGCTAAGAGACCGGATAAAAAGCAAATGGCACGAAATAAGATATTTTAGAACAGAGAGAATTGTAAGGACAGAAACAGGTAGAGCTTGTAACTTTGGCAGTATTGAAGGGGTAAAAAGTACTGCTATTCCGATGCTTAAAACCTGGCTTAGCGCAATGATGTCAAATTCCCGATCATGGCATATGGATGCAGATGGACAAGAGGTGGATATTAATGATCGTTTTGATGTTGGTGGTGAAAGTTTGGATTTTCCGCTAGATCCGGCAGGATCGGGAAGTAATACTATAAATTGCATGTGCTCGGTCACTTATGAAAGAAAGAAATAATTATTATTAAGATTAAATAAAAATAACTATCTTTGTAAAATCATGGAAAAAGAAAAATTCATTACAATAGAAAAAGAGATCAAAGATGTTGACGAAAAAAAAGGCATTGTAACAATGTATGTAAATGCATACGATAATGAGGATTCCGATGGGGATATATCAGTAAAAGGTTCATTCAAAAAGACAATTAAAGAAAATTTTGATCGAATTAAACATCTGCTTAATCATAATACCCAGCAACTTCTCGGATTACCTCTTGAAATGTTAGAGGACGATTTTGGACTTCTCGTCACTTCACAAATGAATTTAAAAAAACAATTAGTTAAAGATGTTTTTGAGGACTACCGATTATTCGCAGAACATAATAGAACATTAGAGCATAGCATTAGAGTACAAGCTGTTAAACGAGATTCCACAGATGAAAAAAAGGTGCTTGAATGGAAAATGTGGGAATATAGCACATTGTATGGATGGGGTGCAAATCCCGAAACTCCATTAGTCAATATTAAAGATTTAAGTGATCTTGAATTAATGATTAATGAAGGGAATTATTCTGAAGAACGAGGTAGACAAATCGAAAATTTATATAATAAGTTAAAAGCATTGATGAAGCCGGAAAACACTCTATACGAGCCGCCATCCACTTCGGGAAAATCGCTTTTAGAAATTTTTAGTAATAATTTAAACATTTAAAATCATGGATGAAGAAAAAGTAAAAGAAATGGCGGCTAATATTAATAAAGCAGTTGAAGAACTCAAGGCTGACATTTCTACAAAAGCAAACATCGAAGATTTGGAATCCAGATTTGATGCTATTGACGAAAAGCTGGGTGGGATTGTTGGAACGGAAGATTTTGAGAAACAGCAAACTCAGCTTGACGAAATAGCAACTCAGATCAAACAGCTTGGTGAATATCAGGCTAAGGGTAAAAAATCATTCGGTGAGGAACTGGAAGAAAAACTGAAAAGTGAGGATTATAAAAATCAAGTGAAAAATAAAAAGGGTGGTGTTGGTGAGCTTGGATCATTTGAACTTGAAAATCCTGCATTTAAAGAAACTGTACCCGGAGGCGGGTCCTATGGATTAATAACCACAGATGTTAATAGTGGAACTATTGAGGCACAAGTTGAACCTGGTGTTGCTGCTGCTCCCTGGAGGTTAAATCCGATATGGGCAGCAATTCAAAAAGGCACAATCGGGGCCGGAAAGGATCAGATTGCCTGGTGGGAAGAAACTACCAGGATAGATGCTGCTGCCATGTTTACCGAAGAAACAAAAATTGATGCTCAATCAGGAAAAACCTGGACAAAACAGACTATGGATATTATGATGATTGCGGATTATGTCAAAGTATCCAGGGCTGCATTGGAAGATTTTGAGTATATGCGATCTGAAATCCTGGATTTGATAAATAATGGTATTCCGAGATTGCGTGAAACACAATTATTGAATGGCATTGGAACGACTATTTATCTGAAAGGAATTACCAAATATGCCAAAACATTTGCAAAACCTGCAAATTTTGATACTGTTCTTGATGCAAATATAGCGGATGTAATTAATGCAGCTGTTTTACAGGTTGCAAATGGTAAGGTATCCGATACTGCAAAAAGAGGTTATTTGGCAAATGTTGCCTTGGTTAATCCCGGGACGATAAGTAATCTTCATGGATTGAAAAAAACTGATGGAGGTTATATATTACCACCTTTTGTAAGCAAAGATGGATTGAATGTTGCAGGTGCAAGACTTATTCCTTCATTGGATTTAGGAAATGATCAATTTCTCATTGGGGATTTTTCACAAGCAAAAGTCTTTATTAAAAGAAATATGAGAGTTTCCTGGCATTTTGAAAATGAAGCTGATGTTTTGAGAGATCTTGTTTTGATATTTGCAAGCATGAGACTTTCTGGTGTAAGAATTAAAGCACCTGCTGAATATGCTTTCGTAACTGGCACATTTTCTGCTGGTATTCCATTAATTGAAAAAGTAATCGGATAAAAAAGAAAGGAGAAAAATCATGAAACGTTTAATTTTATTTTTAGGATTATTTTTGTCTGCACTTTTTGTCCAAGCACAATGGTCGAATGCCGTTGACTACGGCGATGGAACTACGCAAAGAACTGCTCTACAGAGAACACTTCCGAAAGGAGTTACTTATTTTAAGTATAAATGTGTTGCGGCTGATACAACCGGATCCAAACAGGATTCGCTCTTTTTTGAGATTTTAGCTAACAAAAATACTGCACTTACCTGTAATGCAAGATTGGAATTTGATACCATTAAAGTTAGCGATGAAAAATATGCTGTTACTTTTCAGGGTAAAGTATTTGAAAATGATACTTGGACTTCAATAAAAGCCGAAACCAATAAAGTCACAAGTTTATCGTTATATGAACCGGAAACTTCAATGGTCGATAGTACCGGCGTCCCAAATGCAATGATCGGAAGTGGTGATAATTTTTACCGATATTTTCGTATTTTAATCGCAAATGACGGAACTGTTACGGCAGGTAGTAAGGCTGTTGTTAGTTATGCAATTTTTAAACTTTATGAACGATGAACACTTCGAGTAAATTAGTTAAAGTTACATTGAAATCCGGCAAAGTGATAGAGGTTATGGAGCGTGAAGTTGAAGGACTTCGTAAAGCAAGGGTTTTATTGTCTAAGGCTGAAGAAAAAAAACTTGATGAAGCTAAGGAAAAAGAGGATAAAGAAACCGGTGAAACCAAAGAGGAAAAGGAAACTGGTGAAACTAAGGCGGGCCCAATAACACATGCCAATTTTAGGGGAAATCTCTAAGAATTTCGATTATGGACTTGAGATTAAAGACGGATTTGACATCAGAACCTTTATCTGCAAAGGATTTAAAGCCTTATATTAAGTACGAAGATTCAGATGTTAATGAGATAGCGCTAATTGACAAAATGATAGTTGCGGTACGCACTCTTTTTGAGAAGCGTACCGGGCTGTCATTTGCCAAAAAGGTTTATGAATGTTATTTTCTTAAAGAAGATAAACCTTATATTTTGCCGGTTCGTCCTGTTGTTTCGGTCGATAAGGTTGAAACCGTCGATTATCTCAATGAAAAAGTGGTATTAACTTCTAATTCGGGATATTACGAAAAGGGTCTTTATGAAATTGAAATAAGAACCTCATCGGTTACAAATGCTCTATTAGTTACTTTCACGGTAGGTTACGGTGAGGAGAAAACTGAGAGCCTGCCAAGGGATCTGATAGAAGCGATGAAAAGACAGGTTGCTCAATGGTATGACAACCGGGACGATTTCCGGGAACTTGAATTACTTGGGAGTATTGATGGAATTATTAGCTTATATCAGAATTCTATTATATGAGATCGACGAAATACAATAAAAAAATAACGATCCAGAAAAGAACGCAAATAGCTAATGATATCGGTGGCTGGAGAAATGAATGGTCTGATTATTATATTTCATGGGCTTCTGTGATTGCGACTGGCGGATTGAAACGTCTTGAATATGGCAGGCTTGGATTTTCGGAATCTTATGAAGTCGAAATGCGTGTAAGAAATGAGAATGTGAATAGTGATTGTCAGGTAATTTACAATGGCAAGATTTTCCAAATTCATTCACTTCAAATTAGCGGAGTTGTAAAATTGGATATAACAAGATGAGGAAAAGAATTTTTTATATTGAACATGGATTAACAAGACATCCTGTATATGGATTATGGAGAAGCATAAAACAAAGATGTTATAATCCTAATGCCAGTAATTATAAATTTTATGGAGCTAGGGGAATTAAAATGTATCCTCCTTGGAAAGTGGATTTTGTCTTATTTTATGAATATATTATTTCCTTGCCTAATTATGGAGAAAAAAATTTAACCTTAGATCGTATTAATAATAATGATAATTATGAACCAGGTAATTTAAGGTGGGTTACTCAACATTATCAAATTTGTAATTCTAAGATTCGGAAAAGTAATACATCAGGATATAAAGGGGTTTCTTTTTATAAGGGTAAATATAGAGCCCAGATATGTATAAAAGGTATTTGTATTTATTTTGGACAATACAAAACTCCAAAAGAAGCAGTAAAAGTTAGAGATCAATATATAAAAGATCATAACTTAAAAGAATATCCATTACAAATACTATTATGATATTTAAAAAAGAAAATAGATGATTACTTTAACTATCAAAGATGGACAGTTTAAAAAAGACTTAGAGAGATTTGCGAAGAAAAAAAACAAAGAATTCAAACATGCTATCACTGATTCGACTACTCAGATGCACCGTTTGGCACAAAAAAAGGTGCGTCAGCATGCAAAAGGTGGAACTGGTAATTTAAGACGTATGATTGAAATGGAAACCAGTTCAGACGGATTCACAGGAACGGTAACAAGTCATGCTGCTTATTCAGAAGCATTTGAAAAAGGAACAAGGCCCCATGGAATCAGGATTAAAAATAAAAAGATTTTGGCGGGTCCAAAAAGAAATGCTCCTTCGGGATGGGGAAATATAAGCGGAGATTATGCTATATATGGGACAAAAGTACAACATCCCGGGACCAGGCCACATCCTTTTATGTTTCCGGCTTGGAAGTCAGCTTGTTTGTTTCTTGAAAAATTGATACGAAAGGCATTTGGATAATGACAATAAAGGATCCATCAAAAGAACTGAAAAAAGCATATTGTGGGTTATTAAAAAACTCTATTGTTTATGAGGGGAAAATAATACCGGTTGGGACGATAATTGATAAGGATGATCTCTATGTTTTGATTTACCGTGTAACGATCGCTGATTATAATAGCATTCCGGGCGATATTATTTATGAAGCCACAGTAATTATTTTGATTGTGTCAATGCAGGATACCACCGAAGGCGACGAGGAAATTGTTGATTCAATTTCTGAACAGGTTGTTGAATTATTAAGTGATCCTGAAGCATTTTTGATGAACGGATTTAAATGCCTTACATCAATGCCGACAACTATGAATCCGGACGACGAATTAACTGATGCTAATTATATTATCTTAAAAGAAATACATAATAAAAATATTTTACAACAATTAACATAAAAAAAACATGAAAAAACTTATTATTGGATTATTGATTGTGGGGGCAATAGTTGCCCTTGCATCGACAAATGTCAAAAATGCAAGATTAGTTAGCAATTTGACAGTTTATGAGAACCTTATTACCCCTACGACCTCAACATTTATTGAACAAAGCGGACTTAATGAGGTTGTTAATTACCGGGATGGATTAACCCGGAGTGATGCTGATAATGTATATGCGGATACAGTTCTGCTAACCGGGGATATTGACTTAACTGCTCTTACAAATTCGCTGGGTGAAAGTCTGAGTTTGGAAAATGAAAGGATAGTTGCATTAAAATTAAAATTGGAAGATGATAAAGATGCAACGGTAATTATTTCAAATGCCGATGCTGAATCGTATCCATTATTTGGTGCAACATATTCTTTAACATTAAAAGCTAATCAAAGTTTGCTTTACAAGGCAGATACGATATTGGCGGATGTTGCCACTAATGCTGATAAAATAAAATATATAATCAGTAATGACAGCACCTTATTGTATATCATATTGATTAGTTCGGATATGAAATAAATTATTAATTAAAAAGAAAGGAAATAAATTATGTCTTATAAACCAGGATACAAAATTGTCTTAAAATTCAACGAGAAAATAATTGTCGGATATCGGACAACAGATATGGATATGACTGCCGATATGGCAGAAAGCACTACCGGAGCTTCGACGAATCAATGGAAAACGTACGTTCCTATGTACAAAGGGATGACTTTTTCTGTATCGGGTCTTTATGATCCGGATGCAACTACTTATGAAAGGATTTCTGATGTAATAGGATTATTGAAGGTAGGTGAAGAATTTACTGCAAAATATGGCGGTGAAGAATCCGGTGATGCTTACGAAGAAGCATATGCTTATATTTCGCATGTTTCTATTAGCGGGCCTTATGATGATCTTGCAAGTTATACAATAGATGTTCAGGTTACTGGCGAACCGCAAACCGGAGAAGTTACATGAAATGGCGAACTGAAATAAAGCTGAATTTTAAACGAAATTCAATTTTAGGATTATTTAAGTCATTCAGAAAAGTTAATATTGGGTTTTTGTTCACATGGAAGGCGTGGCTGATTGCTTATGATGTGTTTGATGTTGATCCGGATTCTTTTACGAAGCTGGATCAGGAGAAGCAGATAATAGCGCTATGCTATGGGGCCGCTGTCTGGGATTGTATCCAGGCAGGCAAAAATGTTTTTTTCACTTATGAGGATATAAGAATTGGATTAGATAAAGCGACAAAAGAAGAAAACAGAAAATTAGGCGAAACAATTAAAGAAGCACAGTTCCCGGATTGGCTAAAGAATGTTGCATCGGATAGCAAAAAAAAAACGAAGACAAATTAACACTTGAAGATATTTTTGAAATGGCTTTGGTAGAATTGGGATTAACTGAAGATCAGTTTTTCTCAATGCCTCCATTCCGGACATATATTATGCAGCTTTCTAATCAAAGAAGATCAGAACGACTTTGGGAGAAAGTAAGATTTTTAGGTGCAACTCAGTATAATACCGCATTTGGGGCGAAAAGAACTATCCGTCCCCAACAACTCATTAAACTTTCACTCGATAAAGCTATTGAATATCCTGAATGGACAAAGGCGGAAGCTGACGATTTAATAAATAAATGGGGAGGTAAAAATTAAATGATACGAACTTGTCAGTGGTTAGGAACAGATGCTTTAATGTTGACGGAAAGACCGCCTGCAAATAAGATTTGGTATTTGAAACAAATTCTATACCGATTAAAATGGAGATTCACTCATGATCAATTTGATAAACACTATATTGTGCATGAAAGATTGAGAAAAAATTTAGTCGATTTTGGGATAAATCCTGCGAAAATAAGCGTAAAAATTGATCCGCCTATTTATAAACGGAAATTCAGAAAACAGAAGCATGAAGGATTTAATATACTTTATTATCATCCGGATCCCGTTCATTGTAGTGGGGAAAAATATATTCGCTGGAAATACGGGATTGATTTTATTGAGGAAATTATAGAATATTTCGCAGATTTTAAAGAAATTAATTTTATCAAAATTGATGGGAATCAGGATTTGAGTAAAATATTTCCAATTACAGATTTCTATTTGAGACCATCCCGGCATGACGGATTGCCCAGGATTAATCTTGAATGTGAAATAAATCAAATACCATATTATTATAGTGAAGATGGTAAATCAAACATAAATGATATTAAAAAATGCATAGAAAAATCGAAAGAAAAATGTTATTGAATTATATAAATCCCGGGATTTGTACAAAAGAAGCTATAATGTATATTGATAAAAGAATATTCAGAAAAACATCTGAATTTATTAATAATCTTAAAGGGAAAATAGCTGATATTGGTTGTATAAATGCAAAAAGTTTATATATCTCTAAATCATTTAATGTTAATATTGATCAAATAGATTGTGATTTTAATTTTGATGTTTTACCTGTTAATAAATATGATATAATTTTTTGTTTAGAAGTTTTAGAACATTTGCAGAATCCATTATTCTTTATGAAAAATCTTAAATTGATGTTAAGAGAAAATGGAATAATTTATTTAAGCACACCTGGACGTCCACAAATATTATGGACAAAACATCATTTTTTTGAAATGAATGAAAAACATCTTACTAAATGGATATTAGAACCTTTAGGATTGAAAATTATAAAAAGAAAAAAAATAATGCTTAGACGTCCCTTTTGGACTTATTCCACAGGGATCAGGCCATTATTAAGATTTTTTTTAAGTTATACTACTATTTATAAAATAAATCATGGCTAAAAAGGTAGGAAAAATGCAAGCTGAACTTTCTTTGAAAAAAGACAAGTTCGATAAAGGACTTAAAGGAGCGAAATCTGCATCAGATAAATTTACTTCCGGCATTAAGAAATTAGGCGGGATCCTTGCGGGAGTTTTCGCTATTTCCAAAATTGTTCAATGGGGTAAGGCATTAGTCGGGGCTTATAGGATTCAGAAAGAAGGCGAAGTTAAGCTCGCAACAGTTGTAAAACAACGCATGGGTTTAGGCAAAAAAGCTGTTAAAAGTCTCTTAGATCAGGCGTCCGCATATCAGAAAATTGGCGTTATCGGAGATGAAGTTCAGATTGCCGGTATGCAACAACTTGCAACTTTTCTGAAACAAAAAAAGGGTCTTGAAAATCTTATGCCTGCAATGAATAATCTTTTGGCTCAGCAAAAAGGATTTAATGCACAAGCCGGCGATGCTGTAAATATTGCAAATATGATGGGTAGGGTTCTAAGTGGTCAAGTTAGTGCATTATCCAGAATCGGAATCACATTTACAGAAGCACAGGAAAAAGCAATTAGATATGGCGATGAACTTACAAAAACAAAAGCATTATCTGAAATAATTACCGATAATGTTGGTAATATGAATGAGGAGCTTGCTAAAACCGATCTCGGTAAAATTAAGGCATTTAGCAATCTCTGGGGTGATTTAAAAGAATGGCTTGGAGAGCATATTGTCCCCTCACTTGCAAAAGCAGCAACATTATTTTCAAAATTAATTACTCCTAAAGCGAGTAAGCAATTACAACGTGAAAGAGAAGATCTGAATTTACTTGTTGGCATTATAACAGATGAATTAACATTAAAAGAAGATAGGTTGGAATTAATAAAAAAGTTGGATAAAGAATATCCTGATTTTTTAGACAATCTTAATGCTGAAAAAGTAACAAATAAAGAACTGAAAGATAGATTAAAAGAGGTTAATGATGAATATGATAGAAGAATATTAGTTGCAATCAGACAAGAATTAATTGCCAAAGATGCTGACAAATTAGTAAGATTATTTAATAGACAAACAAAATTAGGAACAGAATTGATAAGACTTGAGGGAATAGCAGCTGAGGAAACAGATAAAAAATCTAAAAAATTAGTAGAAGCACAGATAGAAGGAATAAAAAAAAGTATAACAAAATTACAGGATAAAAGAAAAGAATTACAAAAAAATTATGATGCTACTATAGCTCTTGCAGAAGCAGAACTTGGACTTGGTGGAGTTCCTGGAGTTGAAGCCGGGGCTGGAGCCGGAGTCGGGGCTGGAGATGGAAGTTTGACAGAAAGAATTGCACCTCCCGAAGCTATTGAAAGAGTAAATGCAGTTACAGAATCCATAAAAAATCTGAGATTTGAAACTGGAGAATTAAATACAATACTTGCTGATACGGCGGAAATACAAGCAAAAAATATAGAACTCAGTAATTCATTTGCAGAAGCATTGAGTAGCATTGAATTAGGAGCTCTTGCGGTTGCAGATGCAATGACATCTGCAGCAGTTGAAAGCGGAGCTTCATTGAAAGATTTGGCACGTGTGGCTGTTGAAGCTGCCAGAAAAGTTATTGCTGCGGAAATTGCAAAAGGAGTTGCCGGGTCAGTAGAAAAAGCATTAACTGGTGTGCCATTTCCCTTTAATCTTGCTGCCGCAGCAGTTGCCGGAGCTGTCGCAGCATCTTTATTTAATTCAATAGTTCCAAAATTTGGAGACGGAGGATTGGTTTATGGCAATACTTTGGCAAACGTTGGAGAATATCCGGGAGTGAGAACAAATCCTGAAGTTATAGCACCTCTAGATAAATTACAATCAATAATGGGTAATAGACAAGGAAATCAGAAAGTTGAATTTATAATTGAAAAAGATCAATTAGTGGGAATTCTGGAATTATATAATAATCAGAGAAATAATTTTTGATGGCAACTTATGGCAACATATACAAACTTACTGATTATGACCGTCTTAATTCTTTGATGGAAGTTTCAATACAGAAAAAAGATTATACCGGTTCAGTTTCAAAAGTGATTCTGGATGGAGTAAATCCGGTTGAGATTAAATATAATTTGAAAAAAAGAGTATATGGGACTGGTATTATTATTAATATATTAAATGATTTTGATGATAAGTTTTTGTTTGCAAAAATGATAGCTGAACCTTATGAGACATATAAATTAAAAGTTGAAGTTGCAGGAAATATATGCTTTGAAGGATTTTTATTACCACAAACATTTAATCAGGATGTTAGATATAAATCTTACGTGGCATTGACTTTTGGTAACGGATTAAGAATGTTGGAAAATATAACACCTTCATTTCTTACAACCGGCACAGATGATTATATTACAGAAATGAATATATTAATTAATATATTTTCGTATCTAAATCTGAATTATACAATTTATGTAAATTCAACTCTCTATGAAGATTCTATGTCAGCACCGGAAAAAGCGGACAATCCCTTAAAAGTAACTTATGATAATAGACTTGCGTTTCAGGAAAATGATGGGGATTGGGATGATGCTTTAACAATTCTTAACAAGATATTAACAAGCATCAATGCTTATTGTTACATTCGTGGCGAAAGAATTATGATTGAAAGATTTGTCGACAAGGCTAATAATCCTAAAACTTTCTGGACTTATAATCCTGTAACGGAAACACATAGCAGCACAGTGGAAGCCTTTACTGAAAAGACGTTGGATCATATTGTTCTGGAAGCAAAAAGTTTCAGGTATCAGATTGATCAGCCGATCAAAAAATTAAAACTGAAATTAAATCTTTTGACATTCAGTAATATTTTATCTAATAATTTTGATCGGAATTTTATGAGTGATGATCTTGCTGTCGGTATGTTATTTTATTGGGTATATTCAACATGTATAAGAATTGATAGTACCAATTTTTCAAATGCCTTCATAACAAGAGGAATAGCTTTTGGCAAACAAGCAGAATGTTTTTGGGATGATTTTGGTAATAGCGATTTGATTTATCAAAGCATATTTACTAATAAAAATGATGATGTTATTTTTAATTTCCAATACAAGTTCTGGGGAACTGTTGTTGATGAATATGCTTTGGATTTTAAATATAGATTAACATTATTTAAGATAGGCGGGGCTTTGCATTATGTTAATGAAGATGGAACAATTAGCCATACAATAGTTGATTTAACAGAAGCTATTGAAAATGATAGTGATAGTTATAAATTTGATTTTAACATCTCTAAAACATTCGATTTGACGGGCAATTTGAATGCACATGGATTAACCGGAGATGTATATATAGCGATTCGGGTATATCCTCCAAAAAAATATGTAATAGGAAGTGAGGTTAAAAATCCGGTCGGTGGAATATATGGAGATTTTTCGCTAAATCAGGATAATATAAGAATAAACAATCTTTTAGAAGCTGATTTAAATAATGAAGCATTTAAAACAATAGATGAAAAATTGGATTTATATGATGTCGGATATGTTAATTACCGAACACAAAAATTATTAGAAATAGCTGATGGATATAAATGTACTGCGAACTGGACTGATAATATTCACGCCGGCAAATCCCTTCAACAACATTATATTCTTAACCGGGGAAATTTGTATAATTCAAGCTGCGCTATTCTAAATTTGACAATTATTGACAAGACAATAAAAGTCAATATTGATGATATTTTTGTGTTTAACAATCTTGAAGATGACTTAGGAAATCCCATGAAATTCTATGTCGATGATCTGACTTATAATGTGAAACAACATAATTACAAAATAAAATTAAAACAATGGCTGGCTAATGTCGGCAAAATTATAGTATGAATAATATAACAATAACAGAAAAACAAATCAATTATCTTGAGGATGTGGTTTATAACGGATTACAGCCTGCCGGAATTGCTATCGGTGGCGGTGGCGGGGATACTTCCGGTTTGTATTATTCAAAAGTACAGCTCGATGGCGGACAGTTGGATAATCGGTATTATACTGAAACAGAGATAGGTACTCTTTTCTATACTAAAACTCAATTGAATGCCGGACAACTAAACAATCTTTATTACACAGAAACAGAACTTAATAATGGACAACTGGATAACCGATATTATACAGAAACAGAAATAAATACCTGGAGAGCCGAAGTAACTCAGACTGAAATGGGTTATTTGCATGGGGTGGCTTCAGATGTTCAAACACAAATCACAGCAAGGGTAATTATCGGAGCAGATGCAGCAAATGATCGGTTAGCTACGTGGACTGGTGCAACTACGATAAAAGGTGAACCAAATCTTACTTTTGATGATATTGTTTTAACGAATAAAAAAGCTTATTATAGACAATATTCAACAGAAGCAGGAAAAGAAGATTGGAGATTTACATTATATAATGCTAATGCTAATTTAGCACAGATTTATAATTATGATGAGGGTGAAACTGCTTATCGAAATATGGTTTTAGGTAATGGTACAGATTTCCTTTATTTAGATTTGGCAAATACAAGAATTGGCGTAAATAGAAATGATCCTGCATATACTTTTGATATAAATGGAACTGGAAGATTTGTTAATAATTTGTATGGAGATGCGAATGTTCAACATAAAGATTTCACAACTGGATTTCAGGGCACAAACTGGCAAATAACTGATGCAGGAAACGGTGAACTTAATAATTTGTTAGTAAGGGGTGGATTGACGGTTTATGAATTAATTCTTAACAGGCTTCACTATCAATGTGGTGGATTAATTATCGGAGCAGGTGGTGGAAAAATAAAAACAATTCATGTTGCAACACAGGGATCGGAACAATTGGAATTTGAGGATCCGGCAGGAAATAGTATTTTGCCTTTCACAGTTGGAGCAATAGTGATGATTCAGGACTTTGATTTGAACCGGACAACAGTTGTTAAGAAAATAGTCAGACAGATTGCTTCAATATTAGGACAGGTACTTACTTTGACAACTACGGCAGGATGGCTAATTGGTGATGATGTAGGGGCATTTGCTTATGGTGATGAAATTCTGGCAATCGGACATGTATCTAATACTGCTTTGGATGCAAGTATTTATTTTAGTGCGACAGATTCAGATAATCCTTTTTGTAGAGTATTTGATGGAGTGGATTCATACGCAAAATGGAGTTTAGGAGATAAAACTACAATAAAAGTGCAGTGGGGTAATCTTGCGAGTTTGGCTAATTATGATATTATAGATGCAACACCCGGATATGGATTTTATTGTCCGGGAAATTTATATTTAGGAAAAACAGGGAATAGTATGGTTTGGGATGGAACGGATTTGGCAATTCAAGGAACTATTAGAACATCAATGGCTGGTGGGAATGAAGGTATTAAAATATACATGAATCAAATTTGGGAAAATGAATATAATAATGATCTGGGAGTAATTTATATAAATTATCATGGTTACGATGCCGGAATTACAAAATTCAGAAGTACAATTATAGGGGATGGGAAAAATGCTCCTTTGGCGGAATTTAATGGTTATGAAAATAAAGTTAAAAATTATGCAAAAACTGAATTTCATAAAGGTATAGTTCCTATTAATAAAATTCATGGTGCAAATGTTACACTTAATACAATTTTTAATGCTCTTGCTCCTACAATTCCAAACATAAATGATGAAATGATGTTGAATGGAAGCTACGAACATAATGGAGTTAATATGATTTTCAGTTATGCAAAAAGGACAGGTACAACTACTATTAATACGTATTATGTTTCAACATCTGGTTATGCAAGCGTTTTGGTTATAACTGACGGTTCTGCGGAAACTCTGGATGCTATTTCAATAGCATAGTAATATTGATTATGATAGCTGCAATAAATTGGAAGCTCAAAAGAATTGAAAAATCAAATATTATTAGTTTTTAAAATATTTGATTTATGGCAATAATTATTGCTACAAATATCATTATGATATAACACGCTAAAATGTAATCTGTTTTTTCTAATAACTTTTTCATAATTTTTGGTTTTAGTTTTTACAATAATATTTAATACTAAATGAATTCGGCTGATTAATATATACCCTAAAGAAAAATATCGAATCTGAATTAAAGAAAATTGTTGTATCTAAATTATGATTATTCAGATTGTCTATTTCAAGATAGAAATTTAAACTATCTGTTCCGATTTTAGAAACCGGAAAATTAGTTGTCCATCCGTCGCTGAATGAAAATGTAACTATATCAGATTTGATTTCCTTTTTTTCACACCCTGCAAATAAGAAAAATACGAATATTAATGTTAATAACTTTTTCATAATTTTTGATTTTTAGTTTAATAAATATAATATGTAATACAAATCTTAATAGGGAAATAGGTATTTGTTAAATGCTTTAAAAGAAAGAAAAAAGAAAAAAGAAAAAAGGACAAAAAAGAAAAAAGAAAGAAAAAGCACAGACGAAAAAGAACTTACACCTGATCGAATCACAGGCTCTCTCAACTGGACGCTGGACGGCAAAAAAAAACCGACAAGCTGCCCATCACTTCAGCTCCTCGGCTTTAATAGAAAAGAACTATCTTTATATTGTTTAAAGTGATGGGAACAACTGATATATCAAAGAACACAACAAAGGTAATAATTATTTTCCATAATCCAAATATTTTCACTATTTTTATAAAAAATTTTCAGGATGGATGTCACCGGCATAGTAGAAACAGTAAATGTCATCGGTATAGTAAAGACAATAAATGTCATCGGTGAAATAACTTATGTCGGTCCCCCTTTAATCGGTATAAAAGCCAAGACCGGTAAATTTATTCTAACAAAAGACGGTAAAAAAATTAAAACAAAACAATAATGAAAAAATTATTATTATTGATTTTCGTAATTATATCCTGGCAGGCGTACTCGCAGAAGATCGAAGACCTGCCACGTGCAACAACGAGCACCGGGACCGATCTGATTATAGTGGATCAGGCGGATTCCACACGGGCAATAGCTAAGGATAATTTATATTCAGGTGATACATTGGATATTGATTATATTACAGTTGATACATTAGATGTTAATTATATTGAAGTAAATAGTAGAATAATCATTGATCCTGATATTACAAGTTCAGCAATTAAACCAAGTTTGGGATTTGGAGATGGTAATGATGGATTTTTTCAATTCTTTAATAATTGGATAAGTATTACTATTAATGGACTTAATACTTTTAATTTTGATGCATCCAAATTTAAATCTGCAACGACATATGGGGCTGTATTATTTAATGAAGCAGCAACTTCAACAAATCCAACTTTAAGCCCAAGTAGGGCTGATGAAGTTACAGGATTAGGTTGGGCAGGAAACGATTCCCTTTCCCTCATAGCAGGTGGAATTGAAGGAATACGAATAGCAGAAGGTGATGGGAATATAAAAGTAACGGTAACCGATACATTACAAGTGAATGGGACGATTAACGGTTATCAGACAGACGGTATAACCCCACTTTATTATCATGAATATAATATTTCAGCATTTGAAACCGCAACAGGAGCAAGTGGGGCAACCCTAACAGCTCCAAATGCAAACACAATCGGTGGATATCAATTAGATGCAGTCGGAGAACAACTATATTATACAACACATATTGAAAATGACTGGGATGGAGCATCAGATGTTATTATTGAAATCAATTGGGAAATAAATGAAGCAACGGCGGCGGATGGAACGGTAGATTTGAAATTGATTTGTTATTACAAAGGCAATCATGAAGCTACAAATAAAACTCAAACAGTAGAAGTAGCACATCCCATAACGGGCAATAAAGCTCAGTATACACAACATCTGACAACTTTCGTTATTAACTGGGATGAAGCTGAAAATGTTATTGAAATAAACGATATTTTTGGATTTATCTTGAATCTTGAAACAGATACTTCGGAATGTGATGATATAATTGTCAATTATGTTGAAATAAAATACCAGACAACAAAACCGGCACTTGAAACTTATTAAAGATGAACAAGAAAAAATGTTCTAAGTGTGGAGAGGAAAAATTTGTCGAGGAATTTCATAAGGATAAAAGAGCCAAAAGTGGGTTTTGTTCTGCATGTAAGAAATGTTGTGATGAATATAAAAAGAAATGGCGAAAAAATAATCCAGAGAAAGCTAAAGAATCTTATAAAAAATGGGTAAAAAATAATCTTGAAAAAAATAGAAAATATCATAAAGAATATCAACAAAAAAAAAGAAGAAATGATTCTGTTTTTAGATTAAATTATAATATAAAATGTGCTATTTCCAGATCATTAAAAGGTAATAAAAACGGAAATCACTGGGAGAATCTGGTAAATTTTACACTTGAAGATTTAAAACAACATTTAGAAGCACAATTTAAAGATGGAATGACTTGGGAAAATTACGGTAAATGGCATATAGATCATCGGATACCCATTTCACTTTTTAATATAATATCCGTAAAGTGTAAAGGATTTAAAAAAGCATGGGAATTATCAAATTTGCAACCTCTTTGGGCAAGGGAAAATATATCAAAAAACAATAAATTATTTTGTTAAAAATATTAGAAATCATGGGGGTAAATAATCTTGAAATATATAAAGACAAAGTAAAAACAATACAATGTACGGTAGTAGGGCTTTCGTCTTTAGAGGGATTTATTGCTAAATTAATCGCAAAAAAAGAGGCGAATGAAGATTCGGCTGTAATAATAGAAAGCGAAGGATCAATTTCAGAACTTGTTATAACCTTTGATTTGACAGCGACACTTACGGATGTCGATCCTTACGAATATGTTTATTATATTATCCTTGACGATGAAGCTGAAGAACCTGAAAGACATACAATTATTGAAGATATTTTAAAAATTAAATATAGCCCGTAAAATCATGAAAATAAATTTGAAACAGAATATCCTTGGTATTGATGATAAGCCAATTATCAGCACTCAAACGAACCTGCCAAGAACTTTGAAAAGTGTCATTATCGGAGCATTATTGTTTCCAAAAGGACGTCGCAATCCACAGACCGGTGCAATAGAACAGCCGGAAGACACTGATAAAGAAAAATTTGAAAAGTATGAACTTTACAAAAGAGTGAAAGCTGTTAATATTGATGTGAAAAATGCAGATACAACAATTGAACTTACAGCTGAGGAGATAAGTAAAATTAAAAAACTGATTCATGAAATTGAACAACAGCTTGTCATGGGACAATGCTGGGAAAAATTAGAGGGGAAAGATAATTTACATGTTTTGAAATAAATAAAATTAATAATCTTGAAAAACGAAGAACTCAAAGAATTAATTAATCTGCATACTAAAGTTATCAGAGCAGAAATTAAAGCATCCGGAGATATTACTAATCTTTGCATAGATTCGTTATCAAAAAAATTCGATGATAATCACAAAATTCTCGATCAGGTAAAAAAGGAAACAACATTTGTAAGATTGATGTATAATCATCCTAAGAAGACTTTATTTGTAGCTATATTAATAGTTTTCGGATTCGTATTTTTATTGAATAATATTGAGCTTAGGGATCTACTGTTCTTTTTGAAAAGATAATCATGGGAATATCTAAGAAAAAATCCGATGGTGCTAAAAAGATTGGACGCAATAAACGTTCAAAAGATCAGGCTCTTTCAATGTATGTGAGAGGAAAAATTACTTTTGAACAATATCAAAATAAAATCAAATAATCATGGAAAAATGGAGATGGAATTTTTCGACAATTGAGATTAACTTAACATTTTCTAAAATTGTGGCAGTCTTGATCTTGGCTTGTGCTGTTTATCTGGATATAAAGAACGGTGGGATCTCTGCTTTTATGTTTTCCGTTCCTTTTATTGTGATTTTGGTCACCGGGAAACAGGCAATAGACTGGGGCAAACAGGTTGCCGATTCTAAAAAATAAAATAATGTCTGAGCTTTTTAAGATTTGTGTTATTCAACTTCTTAATAATGAAGGCGGATTTCAGGCAGATCCTAAAGATCGAGGTAATTGGCGGGGAAATAAATTAATCGGAACAAAATTTGGGATTTCTGCAAGAGCTTTTCCTGATGTGGATATAGTTAGGCTTACAATAGATGGAGCTAAAGATATTTATTATAGATATTTTTGGGAAAGATTGAATCTGGAAGGAATAAATAATCCTGAAATTGTATTTCAGATTTTTGATTTTGCAGTTAATTCCGGGAAAGGATTAGCTAAAAGAAAAGCTCAAAGATTGGCGAAAGTAAAACCAGATGGGATTATCGGAAATATTACAACAAAAGCAATCAATAATTATTGTGGCAATTTCTTAAAAGATTATAAACATACCCGGAAAATTTATTATGAATATTTGGCTGATAAATATCCTGAAAGATACAAATGGGCTTTGAATGGTTGGTTAAAAAGGATTGAAACTAAATTATTTTAATATGAAAAATTTAATTATTATTCTAATTTGCCTGCTTCTCACTTCATGTATGACAGTGAAAAGAATTGAGAAAAATTGTGATTTGTTTGAGAAAATTTGTTTGACTGATAGTAAGGACACGGTATTTATAACAAAAGAAACTGAAACAACTTACAGGGATACTGTTGTCGATTACCAAATCAAAAGAGACACCATTTTTAAGGAAACACCTATCATATTTTTTAAAAAAGAAATGATAAATTCTCCCATTTCGCATCTTGAGGTTGGATTAGCCAAATCGGATGCCTGGATTGAATCAAATATACTTAAGCACTTTTTACAGTCAGGAGATACAATACTCCAAATAAAATTAAACGATGCCCTACGTAATATTAAAGTGCTTCATACAAGGTTAGAAAAGAAACAAAGTATTATCACTATAAAAGAAAATACAAAATTTGCTGGATTTGCAATAAAATGGTTTATGGGATCATTAATTATTATTGCTTTGGGATTAACTATTTTAATTTTAAAATTCAGCAAATGGTTGGTATTTTAAAATAATTTTTTGTATCTTTGAATTGTGGATGCAGACACAATTAAAAAAATTTTATAAAATCTGATGGTGAGTAGGGACTGCATTCCTGAAAGCCATCAGATTTTTTATTATGGAAATTAAAAGATGTATTAAGTGTAGAAAAGTAAAACCAATCACTAAGTTTTTTGATGGTTATACCCGATGTAAAGATTGTATTTCTGAACATCAAAAAAGATTTAGAATAAAGGATTTTATTTTAAAGACCCCAGCAAAAAATAGAAGTGATGAGGAAAAGGATTATCTGAAAGATATTTCAAATTATCCAATATCAATGAGGATGGAAAGACGATTTGTTTTAAAAAGTAGTAGAAATAGACAATATAAATTTATTAAAAAGGGATATATTTATATAATTATCCATCCATTATATCCAAATTGGATAAAAATTGGAAATACTGTAAATCCAGAAATGAGATTAAAATCTTATCAAACAGGGGACCCTACAAGATCATATAGAATGTATTTTAAGGAAGAAATAAATAATGTAAATTATATTGAAGATTATTTTAAAATAAATGTAATTTCTAATGGATATGAATGGTTTAAAATAAAAAAAGAAAAAGCAAAAAATATTATATTAAAATTAATTAAAGAAATTGAATCAAATCAATCAAAATTATTTAATTAAAGTATTGAAATATTGGAAATTTGATATGTTATATTAATTCTCTAGGTATATTCTATTAAAATAACCTTCCCCCTATTATTAAAAACAAAAATAACTTAGAAAGCTTTAAATTAACTTTAAATCGGGGACCTTTCTTTTTGAAATATATTTGAAAATACGCGTCTTTTTGGGCGATTCTTATTTAGATTAAGAATAAATTACATAAATTTCCCTTAACTATTTAATTATAAGGCTATTAAGTTTTTTTAAAACTGAAAGATAATTGAATATTTACTTGCACAGTATATTTATATATCGTATATTTACATAAGAAATCAACCAAAAGCAATGAAAACAGAAATTACAGTAACAACAAACAGACTTGAACGGGGAATGCAAAATCAAAAAAGAGCTTATTATGCCCTTTCAGATGAAGAAATAACCATATCAGAAGCTATTTCCGCAGTACAAGATTTCCTGGATGAGACTAATTCAACAGTAAAGTTTGAATACATTGGAACAAATGCACATGAAGCTGAAGGTATGTGTTTCAATTTTTGTCATGTATTTAATAGCACAAATCTATAAAACTTAAAATCATGGAAACATTAGCAGAAGTTTCAGAAGGTACACGAAACTGGAAAGTAAACGTGTATGTGGTACAAAATAATGATGAATTATATTTTGATACCGATTATCAAAGTATGAAAAAATCAAAGGTAGATTGCATCGGGAAAGTTGTAGTCGAAACTAATAGTATGTGGTCAACCTCGGAAGCTGCGAACAAATATGTAATAAAAAGAGCTGAAAATGCTTTGATTGATGCAGGTATAATGAATGTTTATAATAGAGTATTATAATCCTGTTTGGAATACACCCCGGATCGTTTCCGGGGCAGGGTTCAAATTAAAATTAAAATAATGAAAGTAATTGATGCAATGAACTTAATACGTGCCAGGGAGCGGCTCGGAGATGATATTCGTCGAATCCGGGAAGCGAAAGGGTTGTCGAAAAGTAAGATTTTCCGTAAAACCGGTTTACAGCGATCGCAGTTAATCGCTGTCGAAAAGGGGACGAAATCTTATACTATCGACACTCTATTATTAATTTTAGATACACTTGAAACCAAATTAAAAATTGAAGATCATGGAAACAATAATGCTTAAAGGAAACTGGAATACAAGGGAAGTATGGCTTGACGGCAAAAAGCTAAATCCCGAATGGAGCCAAAGAATAAGAAACCATAGTCCAGGATGGATTCAACTGGGGTTATGGTGGCTCAGGACCCGCTCAGTTAGCTCTTGCAATATGTCTTGAACTTTATGGAGAGGAAAAAGCAAGAAAAATCTATCAGTATTTTAAATTTAAACATATTGCTACACTGCCACAAGAGGATATTGATATTGAACTTTTAATAGAACTTTAATCATGGAAACAATTAAATCGGAATCCCTAAGTCTCTGTCTTAAATTAATTGAATTGAAGCAGAAATTTTATGCTTCTACTTTTGGAAAACTGATTGTAGAATCTAAAAAAAGCAACATTAATGTATTTGAAAAAGGTTATTGTGCATATAATGCAAAAGAGATTTCTGAAATAGTTAATGCCTGTGTTAATTTGTTTTTTTATGTAGAATACGATCCTGATAAATGCGAATATAAATATCATATTTTTTGAATTTAGAAATCATGGATATAAAATATAAAGGAATTTATCCTTACAAGGATGGGAATGAAAATTTCAGTCTCGAAATTTTTTATGATTGTGAGAATGTACTTTCCGAATGGCAAGCTTTTGATGCAAATGAGCTTATTGATTTGATTGATCATAGAATTAAACTTCGGGAATACAAGATTAAGTATATTTTTGAAAATCCCTATAAACATTTTTATATTGATTTTCTGATTGAAGATATTCCGGAGAAAATTCATAAGATCGTTACTCTTGATTTTGAACGACTGATTATTGAGAGAATACAGGAGCAAGATATTCAAAAAGAATTAGGAATAAATGAAAGAAAATGAGCAGCAAAACTCAATATAAAGATGCTATAAAAAGGCTGAATCATTCAAATTCTGAATTAACTCAGACAAATGAAAAATTGACTTATCAATTAAGAATGGCTAATATACGAATAAGTGATTATCAAAAAAGAATATATAAAAAAAGATGGTGGAAATTTTGGAAAATTAAATAATCATGAAAAATATAGGAAAACATTTAATCCAATTTGGGAAAGACCTTCAGGAAATGGAAAAAGAAGGCATTTCTATTGAAATGAACTATGAAATGATTAATACCGGAATAGTTGAAAAACACATTTTCAACCAATCGATGTGGCGGGAATATGAAGATCTAGGCGGCAGGGATATTAAAATTCATATTATTATTCCAAATAAAGTACAATAATCTAAAATCAAATAATCATGGAAACAAAATACACAACAGGAATATGTTTTAATTGTGGAGCAGGTATGGGATTGCATCATTATGAAACAACACAATGTCCTAAAAATGGAATTGAAGCACCATTAAACAAAAAACAAGAATGGGATTCAAGGAATATTTTTCAAGACAGCGGTTTAGTAAAATTACATGATGCCGCTCCTGAATTATTAGAAGCATTAGAAATAACACTTAAAGCAATGCTCAATTTATCGAGGCAAATCCCAACTAACGAAACATTGGCGGATTTTAATTTCGATCTATGCGAAATAGCGGAAGAAAAAGCATTAAAAGCAATTGAAAAAGCAATTAAATATTAAAATTAAAACCAAATAATCATGAAGGAACTGATGACTGCACTTGCAGAATTTCAAAAAAAATGTCCTTTAATTCCACGTGAAAAAGAAGGATATAATTACAAATATGCTTCCCTAGATAAGATTCATGAAATAATCAAACCAATTATGCAGGAACTGGGGCTGGTTATTTCTCAATGTATCGAATCAGATGGAAATGGGCAATTTACAATCAAAACTATTCTTTATCATTTGAATACAGGACAAAATATTGAAAGCAAATTTACAAGTCCTATTATAAGTCTTGGAAAAATGAATGATTATCAGAGTCTTGGAAGTGGAATAACTTATCTGAGGCGTTATACAATTTCAGCTATATTGAATCTTGTAACTGAAGAAGATAAAGATGCTGCAGGCGAACAAACAAAAAAAGAACTGTCGAAATCAGGGGAAAAAGAATCGCCGAAATCGGCAGGAAAAGAGCCTGCTGGATTTACCGACCTGCCCTGGCTTAATCAAAAAACAGACGAATGGAATAAAGCGGTTGATGAACTAAGAGGGGAAAAAACAACAATAAATAAACTAAAAACAAAATACCGTTTTTCCGAAAATAACGAAAAAGAGCTCTTAAAGCAGAGTTCTGTTGAAAAGCCTGAGTTATTGCCTTCTGAAGAAACAAATAGCCCTTGGCAGCAAGCAGTTATATATCTGCAAGCTGGTCATAAGATTGCAGATATTGAGAAAAAATATCTCATATCTGAAGAAAATAAACAAACACTTGCCTTTGACAGTATTTAAAATGGAAACAGACGAAATGACAATTACAGAAACACTTGTATTTTTAGACGCATGTATAGAGGCTTTTGAAGCTAATAATATGGAAGAATCTGAATTTTTATCTTCAATAAAAGAATTAATAAATCATTTAGAATTAAAAATTTCAGATTTAGGAAATATCCTAAAATAATAAAAAATGAAAGCAATTGCGTTAATTAGAGAATTTCCGGAAACCAAAGAAGCCCGGATCCAATTTGTGCAGGACATAATAAGCTATGCCTTAAGCGGAGAAGTGGACCCGCTTGAGATTGAAATTTATTTAAAATGCCTGGAAAATACTATCGGTTTTGTCAGGGAAGATGTAAGATACAAAGAATGTATTAATGATGAAATTGATAAACATCCTGAAAAAACATTTGATTATCGGGGAGTTGTAATTACAAAATGCCACAAACCTATTTATGATTATTCAAAAGACAGTATCCATGAAAAACTCAAAGAAAGTCTTAAAGAAAGAAAGGCATTTCTTAGAGCAATTCCGGAATCTGGGGTTGCTGATCCGGAAACCGGCGAAATGACTTATCGACCACCTAAGAAAGTTTCGGATTATATAACAATAGAATTCAAATGAAAATTTTAGTGGCGTGTGAATTTTCAGGAATAGTTCGGGAGGCATTTCGGGCAAAAGGACATGATGTCTGGAGTTGTGATTTATTAGATACTGAAATTCCCGGACAACACATCAAAGGCGATGTTTTGAAAATATTAAATAATGGATGGGATATGATGATTGCTTTCCCTGATTGCACCCATCTTTGTGTGAGTGGTGCAAGATGGTGGAAAAAAAAGCAAAAAGATGGCAGACAGCAAAAGGCAATAGATTTTTTTATTCAATTAACTGAAGCATCTATTCCTAAAATTTGTGTTGAAAATCCTCCCGGTATATTAACAAAGGTATTCCGTCCGCCGGATCAATATATTCAACCATTTTGGTTTGGTGACGAAGCACAAAAGAAAACCGGTTTATGGCTAAAAAATCTCCCAAAATTAATTCCGGAAAATATCGTTGACAGAGGTAAAATGTGGATACAAAAAAATGGCAAAAAAAGAGGAGCAGCATGGACAATGTGTTTACCGCCAAGTCCGGATAGATGGAAAATAAGAAGTCGTACATTCCCGGGAATTGCGGAAGCCATGGCGAATCAATGGAATTTTTAATAAAAAAATCATATTAATGTTACTTATCCCTGCTATATTAGAAAGTGTCCGGAGTTTAAAGGATCGTACCTGGAAAGTTATGTTTGAAACGAATGAATTAACTCCGGAGCAATCTGCAAGCATAAACGAAAATCTTAGCCAGTTTGGGTATTTAGCATTCAAAAGAGATGAATTTAAGACTGATGAAATCAAAATACTTACCGATTTAAAGGCCGATTTTGAAATCGAAAAAAAAACACCTGGACAGAGGCTCCGGGCAGTTTTATACAAAAACTGGGAACAGAAAAGGGAAGGATTTGAGGACTTTTCAAAATATTATGAACACAAAATGGAATTTATTATTAATCATTTCAAAAGCAAACTTGAATGAAAATTAAGCATTATGAATTGTGGAAGCGACCTTTATGGTGCTATTCTGGCAACAAAGAAAATTGAAGGCTACCTTTTCAGAAATTATGACGTCTTTCTGAAAATAGCAGCAAACATGCTCCTATCTCTTATGGGGATTAAACCCGAATATATAGATGTTCATAATGCTTTTTAAATAAACTTGAATGAATTTAATAACAAAGCTGGATAAGATTTTCAGCACATATATCAGGATGCGGGATGCAGACGAAAATGGAGTCTGTATTTGTATTGCCTGCGGAAAAATGTATTTTTGGAAACTCATGGATGCCGGGCATTTCGTGAATCGTAGATGTATGGGGCTTAGATATTCTGAGACAAATTGCCAATGCGAATGCAGGCGTTGCAACAGATTTGATGAAGGGAATATAATTAATTTCGCTGAAGGATTAAAGAAAAAATATGGTGAGGATGTTGTAGATAAATTAATGATAGCAAAAAATACAAGTGTTAAGTATACGAGATTTGAGCTTGAAACTATGATAAAATATTATAATCAGGAAGTAAAAAAATTTAAAAAATGAAAACAAAAAAATTCAGAATTTGGGATAAAAATGGAGATAATCCACAAGAAAAAGGTCTTAAAGGGATAATGATATGCCATGAATATCTCATAAATCATCCTAAAATTTTAATTAAAGCAATAAAAGGCGAAGGCGATTATATTCTCATGCAATTCATCGGACTTTTAGATTCTGAAGAAAAAGAGATTTATGAATCTGACAAAATTAAAATGGACGATGGAGAAATTGGTATTGTAAAATGTCGAGGCCCATATTATACTGTTAATGGGGCGATTCTCGGATGTGATGATTTAGAAGGACAAAATTTAATTGTTATAGGGAATGAATATGAAAATCCTGAATAATGGCAAGGCTAAAATCTGAACAGCTAACAGAACAATTGCTTCATATTATGACAGAAATTCAGAAACTTAAAAAACAGCATAAGAATTTCGAGTATTATAAACCACTTGAAATTAATTTAATCAATACCGAGAAATTAGTTCATGAGTTAACTTTATCAATAAAAAATCAAATAAAATGAAGGCAGAAATCGTGTTAGATGATATTGAGAAATTACTCAAAATCGAAG